TTATGTTGCTTCAGTGTCTCACAGAACTGTTCATGATTGAATGCCTTATGAAGAGCACCATCTTTACCATAGTAGTGACTCACAGTCTCATAATATGGTGGGTCCAGGTACAAGAAGTCATTTTCATGTGCTGGGATGGTGTCGAAGCAACTACCATAGGCAAACGACACGTTGGGAGCATGGAAATTCCTAAGTTTATTCACACCCACTAATCGGAACTCTGCTCTACTACGAACAGTAGAACATCCGATCTTACCTGAGTACGAACCCTTGATTGCAAGGTAAAATGACAGTGCTCGCTCCCACTTGTCCTCACTATCTAATCCTGGAAGGAATGATTTGTAGTGATCACTGTCAACTAGTGGAAAATGCTCCTCTGCCATGTCGGCAAGGATAGCAGCACCACCATTGCCCACCACGATCTCCCAGAAATCTGCTAGTGGGCGAAACACGTCATAACCTTGGACCTTGACTCCCTCACTGGCGATCAGCATTTCAGTGCTGCCACCACCCCAGAAGGGTGACACAAGATATTCAATGCCAGGATTGACATCACGAATGATCTTGATAATATCTTTCTTCATTCGATTCTTACCACCAGCATAGCGGTAGAGAGAATGATTAGTTACTTTTTGAGATGGGGCCATGAATAGGTGCTACGAAGAACTTTGGCAGTAAACTTATCTCTATTATATCCTACAGGTTGGTGATCTGACAAGTCTAGACAGTCACACATAATATATGCATATGTGTCGTTGTTGATTCTTCCGTTTACATAACTAGAAGCAGCAATACGTATGGCACTGAACATCTGTTGTGCTAATTCCTTGTTACCGTACAAGTATTCGTGTAGAATAGTATTAAGAACTGGTTTGTAATTGCCTTGACTACCACCAGAACGTACTTCTCCCTTCTTAGTTAAACGAAATGGTTGTAGTGATGACATACCAATATTACGCCACATGTACTTCTCATAGCGTTTAGCACACATAGGAGCAAACTTTGCTAGATCCTCCTCATCCATAGCGAGGATCTTGACCTTCTCTTTCTGTCCTTTAGCAGATGCTTTGAGCGTATCAGCATACCAACTATTAAACTCTGTCTCTCCTTTGTCAGCACGTTTCTGCCAACGATCAACAAACACCTCCATGGTGGATTGTTTACGATTCTCATTGACATTGTATAGAGTCAAGATCATATTATCTGGATGATCTCCACCGTTAGGTGAGATATGCTCAACTTGTAAGTCAAGAATATGATGTGGTCCACTCAAAGTATAAGCACACTTACGATCTTGCTTCAGATACATTTGACACAGAAGAATGCCACGCTGTTGTGTAGGATTATCTGTCAATGATTCACTGACTGGATCCCACCAACCAAGGTGACCCTGTTGACCAGACTTACGAATCATGGCACGATCAGATGTAGACTGAGAATTATAAAAAATAGATGCTTCTTCCCATGATACTTCAACAGTATTTACGTTGGATCGAATAGCATCACCACCAGATAGTAGAGTCTCTTTGTTATCCAAGAGACCCATAGTTTGATGCCAATCGAGAATTTGGTGACCAGGAATACGAGTTGAGTTCATCAGACAGTGACGGAAACAGCAGGAAGACCCTTGACGAAAATAGTCTCGACAAGGTTTTGAAGACGTTTGATAGTGTGAGCACCGTAGTTCTTGAAGACAGGTACGATGACCTTACCACAAGACTTACGGTACATGTCAAACTTGCCTGGGATAATCTTACCACAAGCAATGTCAGCAGCGTCATCTTTGTTAAGACGGATGACACGACCAACAGTTTGTGCCATTTGAATGACATCGAGTTGACGAAGGAACACACAATGTGTTAGACCGTGAACGTTGATGCCTTCAGACAGGATGCTGTAGTGGAAGATCACAAACTTACGGTTTGGATCTTTGCCCCAAGCATTGAACGTGTCGAAGAACTGCTCACGGTTGACCTTAGTCTTGTTCACATAAGCACCATACTTGCTGGTGATGTGGAGTACATCATAACCCTTCTCATGAAAGAAGTCAAGCACAGTTGTCTTGGAAAGCAGATTAAACATGACCTTGCTACTAGGAGCAGCAACTAAGATCTTATTGCCATCAGCATCAATGTCTTCAATTAGATTGGTGAGTGTGTCTTTGTCAGACTCATAGGAGAACTGACCCTTGACTCTCTCAAAGTCAACCTCATAAGATATTACCTCAGGAGCAAGAATGCTGCCGTTGTTGATCAGTTCAGGAGCAGGCACACTCTCAAGCACAGGACCATATACTGTGCTATTGTTCATGCCACGTCCGTAAGCATTACGAGTGTGCTTAGGTGTGGCGGTAAAGAAATAGTAGGACTTAGACTCAACATTGAGTACAGACTCAAAAAAATCACGACGGACAGCATTGTGTGCCTCATCGTAATAGATACAGTCAATATCAATGTCAGACTCTACAATACGACGGAGACTATTGTATGTGGTGAAGATAATCTCATGAATACCAGCAGATTTACATACACCATGGTGACACTGGATCTGTTGAACTTTAGTGCTGCTTCCGAAAGAAGTTTCACCACTATGAACGTGGAACATTTCAGCATTCACAACACCGTTGAGAGCATTCCAGAACTCATCACACAGTTGGTTTGCCAGCAGAATACGTGGGGCGACCACTACAATAGTCTGTGGCGTGGTGGCGGCGAGCAAACGACGCTCAGTGTCCTTGATCATGACGAGAGTCTTGCCACCACCTGTGGGGACAATGACCTGACCAAAGGAATTGTTCTCAAGAGCAGCAAGTGCTCGCTGCTGATGAGGACGAAGGGTGAGCATGAATGCCTTGCTGACTACCCTATTATTATAGCAGAAAACCGCCCTTGTGGGGCGGTCTAGTCCAGTTATGGAAGTGGTTCTGGTTGTGGTTCTCGGAGTCCAGTCATCCCATCGTTTCCTCTAACGTACAATCCATTACTAAAAATAACGTATTGAATGAAATAATCCAGATCGTCTGGTTTAGTATTGGGGAAATTCTCTCTACAGAACTCATCAGCAGACTCCTCAGTGGTAAATTCAACAAATGTAAACTCATTATACAATAGTTTATCAAAGATTGCTGGATTCTCAGACTGCATATTCAAATAATATGCTGAATAGATAGCAGTTGCTTTAGTAGCATCATCTACACCATCTGGTCCTACAGTTCTTAATAGTACAACTGTTGATTGTGTTGCCTCTGTATAGTGTTTAATCCACTCGGCAAAGTTTCTAGATGTAACGTACATTATATTACTCCGTGATGTTCAAATTTTCAATAACAGCACCAGTTAGTCCTTCATTCAAACTATACTGCTGTATCTTATCCCAAATTTGCTTATTCAATGGCAATCCACCCTCATCTTGACGTTGTTTAGCAAGAACAGCAGACTGTTTAATATTACCTACGAGTTGTTCGGTACTATATTCTCCTGCTTCAAATGCACTAAACTTAAAATGACTGGGAACTGATAGATATTCAGTCTCATGATCTGGATCCATTTCATGATAGGCATAAGGATCTATTGGCCAATTATATTCTTCATCCCAGATAAGATAGTCTAGCATATCATCAAAATCTTCTGGTGTTTTAATATTATCTCTCAAATATGTTCTATAAGCAGTCCACATTTCTAGTTCGCCACTAAACTTTTCCGTAGCATCTGATAGTTGTGACCAATCAGAACCACGAAGCAATTTATTTAGAACTGCCTTCTTTTCTTCATCAGTTTTTACTAGATATTCTCTTCTAGTAGCAACATCAACGATTGCTTTCGATTTTACAACTTCAGCATCAGTTTGCTGTACTGCTAGTGCTGCCTTGAGAATATCAAATAGTTCTTTTACTTGACCAGAGGTAAGATCATTTTTTTCATATCTCAACCATTTTGATGTTTTTGTAGAAAAATCAAATTTTAGTTTTTCCTTCTCAAAGATATGATCACCATCTTCAAAAACAGCAAAAGTTACAATTCGGTCATTTTCGTTAGACCACTCATCTGGTAGATTATTGTGTAGGTTGGTATTTACCTGGGCATCAAGTTTTGTACCAAGGTAAGTCCACTCACCAGATTGCTTGACACGAACAACCATCAGACGATGTAAAGCGTCCCATTCTAAAATAGGTTTTCTTTCTTCGGGGGGTAGGATTTTCTCAAATTGAAAATCGTCTGGATTGAACGCCATTTCTACTAGAATACCTTTTTACTATTTAGAACGCTTTGATCATCCACTTGGACCACACGTAAGGTGTGACCATCGGAACTTGATCTTGGGGTGAGAACGAGGGAACAGGAATCAACTGTTTGGTTTGTTGTAGTGTAAATGTACCAGGAAGAACTTGAATACCAACATCTAAAGCAGAGAATTCTAGGTTAACAGAACTGTTAATACCACCAGAGAAACTATTGAGAGCAGAACTAGCAGTACCACCAGTCTCATTATTACCATAACCATAGACGGCATCATCACCTATAGAAGTCAATGAAACATAGTGATTATGCTTCAATTTATTCACAGGGTTATATGATTTAACAGTAACTTCTTTCTCAGGAATGTCAACTGTACTAAGGAACTTTCTAGCATTTTCACCACCATATGCTCCAGTCTGACCCGTAAATGGTATAGAAGCTAAATCAATATAAGAATTGATCTCATTATAAACCGCTCCAGTTATACCACTTTGTTCAATGGTAATAGAACCATAACCACCAACACTGTTAACACCTTGATAACCAGGAGATGTTCCCCCACCCCAATTATCTTTAGTTCCATCCCACCAACCAGATTCATCACATCCAGTAGATCCAGGTAAATTATCTGCTTGTAGATCATAATTTTGTAAAGCATATCCCCATAAGTTGAATGAGAACTGACCTGATGATTCAAATGTTGCCACTGTAGGTGATCCTAAATTAGCAGCATTAGGTGGCGCAACATCAATACCAAATCCAGCATTACCACCCCAGGAAACTTTACCTTTAAATCTACCTGGGTCAGCAACACCAGAGATCAAATCGTGGAAGTGTAGAGGAACATCATAAATCTTTTCTGGTTTCAATCCAACAGGACATGCTGCTTTACCCGATGTAAAGAACTCAATCAATCCACTGACTTGAGTATATCCAGTAGTAGATACCTGAGCAATACCAAAATATTCAGATTCTTGTGCTGGTTGTCCAGTAGCAGGAGTAATAACCTGTTCTAGTTCATCAACACCAGGATCGCCAATAGTATCTACAAACCACATACCACCAAATGCTCCAGGTTCTTGGTTACCAGGAGAACCCGATTGCTTGGTTGGTTTGAATCCTGGAACTAATCCAGGTGATGATTGAGAATTGCCATCGATAACACCCGTTCCCTTGACATATCTATTTCTGTAATCAGGGACTCTAAAGTATACATCACCACCAACAGTTTTAGCACCATAATCATAGTCTAATACAGAGAATAGCAATGGATATTCTGCTGGATCATAATATCCACCATCACAGTTAACCCAACTCGGGAATCTAGAGTCTGGTTTGCCATCAAGTTTGCCCCAGAAGTCAGACTCAGTACCATCCTGGAATACAGGCATAATAGCACCAATAGGCAATCCATCAAATTTAGTATTAAGTCTGACTTGCTGACCACTGAATGTATTACCAATATATTTACATGGTGTGATAGAACTATACCATTGACTGTTAATGGGATCTTGTACAGCAGCAGGTGTTTGAAGAGAGTATCCAGTTACGTAAGACCCAGCAAAAATAAATGCTGTTCTTGTAAATCCAGGGATCCCTGAAGATAATAGTCTAACAGTAAATGTTGAACCATTTGATACATTTGCTTGAGAACCTACCGTATATGTGTTATATCCACCACCTCCAACATTAATTTGAAGTCCATTTGTACCATACAATCCAATAGTAATCCCAGGAGATAGACCAGAAATTGTAATAGTCTCTGCTGCTTCAGTAAATACATCAGGAGCAGAAGCAATTTGAGTAGCAAAAGAGAACGGATCGGGATCTGTACCAAATTGACCAGCAGTAACTACACTCCAAGGAGTTTCAAAGAATCCTGCTGTAGATGTAGAAAGACCTAATTTAGTATTAAATACCCTAGTCTCGCCAATAACATCACTAGTTGTATACTGTAGTGCTAATGTATCAAAGTTATTAATTGTAGTCGTTGTAACACCTTCCGCCAATAATACACCATTTTTAATGATACGTGCTAAATCACTACCAGATCCTTGATCACCAGCACCCTGCTCAACAATAAAATCAACAGTAGTTTCAAGACCTTGGATTAAATTAGTATTACTTTCAAATGTTGACAACAAATTAGCACCAACTTCATATATCCAAGTATAAGGATCAGGAGTTGAGTCCAATTCAGCAGCAGTCGTAACTTTCCATTCAGTTGGAGTTCCATTTCCAACGGTAACTTCGGTCTCTACTTCAGTCAAGAAATCAACCGAAGATGTCAGTCTAATTGTAAACGTTTCACCATTTGATATGGTAGCACCAGGAGTGCCAGAAACGTAAGCAGCACCTTCTACACTAATCTCAGCACCAGCACCAACAGCAGTCATGATTACGGGAACAGTAATACCAGAAATTGTAATCTCTTCACTTACAACACTAGTTGATGGAGTTACACCATCAATTGGAGTTAAGAAGAACGGATTTGGAACCGAGTCTGGCGGTGGACCAGTATTAATATCCCAGTTAGCACTAGTATCGCCAACAGTAACACCAACAGTGTATGTGGTAAAGAATTGATTACCTGTGATTGCTTTTATTTGTACATATTGGCCATTTGCTATTTGAGCAGAAGCCTGCCATCCTCCACAACTAGATTCTGATCCAGTACTACAAATTCTAACTTGTGATGTAAACCCAGGAGAAGTTACAGAAACAGCAACGGTTCCAGTAATACCTGTGATCTGTACAATATCAGAATAAACTTCCTCAGCAATAGTAGCACCATCTGTCGTAGAGAAAGCAAAAGGATCTGGTGTTACATCTTGCTGTGAATATTCAATGTAAACAGCGCCAGATTCACCACAAGCAGCACCTTGACCTTGTGGAGTTCCAGCACCAAGTAAAGTACAGTAAGTAGTATTATAAAAAGCACCACCACCTTGACCACCAGTAGCATCTAGATCGTTAGTTTGTAGTGGTATTTCAGTACCACTAACTACCTCTACATAACTAGTGATTAGTGAACCAGCAGCACCATCATATCCACCACCGCCACCACCAGGACCACCACCTTGACCAGTTCTGTCAGGAGCATCATCACCAGGCAAGTTGATGTTTATTGTTGACGTGCTTAAGCTACCATATGATTGATAATTACCATATTGAATTTCTAATGGAGTAGCAGTATCATTACCAGCGCCACCACCGCCACCGCCTCCACCAGCCATAGCAATCAAAGTGCCATCACTTAGTGTTACAGCAGAAGCACCACCACCGCCACCACCCGAACCAGAAGGATCGCCAGTGCCAGAGTTGCCGCCATCGCCACCATAAGCATAACCAAATCCACCATCTCCACCACCAGTTCCTGTTACATAATCACTACCATCCTCACCATTATCAGCAGGATAAATTCTTAGTGTAAAATCAGGTTCTCCAAAATTGTTTAGTGGCCAAAAAGCAGTTGGTATACTAACCGCTAGTCTGGTAACATTACCAGAACCACCAGGACCACCCGTACTATTGGGTATGTCAGAACCACCATATCCACCACCAGCACCAATTAGCGACACGAAAAATGCTTCACCAGCAAAGGCAGGAATCTGGAAGACAGTATAATCAATAAAACTTTGACCGAACCATGTTTCAGTAATAAATTCACCTAAGACATTAAACTGACTAGTATATACTCTAAATGTATCAAATAGAGCAAGACCATTAATAATATCAGATGTTGTACCAATTCTATATGTAAGTTGTGCTAAACCACCAGATCCAGAGGCGGCATTCTGTCTAACATATAAAATATATGTTGTTGGCAGAACAGTAACTGACGAACCCCAGTTAATACCATCAGCACTAAGACTACCAACACCACCAGTAATTGATGCTGTTGTAGCTTGATCTAATCCATCAATTTTTACTTCCTGAATTTGTTCTACACCAGGATTTGAAAGATATACAGGAGTAGCATGGAATGGATAAGGAACTGTTCGTGCTGCACGAGTGAACAGACTCATCTGGAAAGTCTTTTCAGCAAATGTTGGCGAACTTGGTCCACCTGTTGGATTGCCGATAGTAGGATTACCATCAGGTGGTCCTTGTAATCTTACCTTAGCAGTTTGAAGAACACCGTAAGTAGCAGACGATGCTTTTTTCAGGTTAATAATATCATTTTCTTCAACTATAAGTTGCTGTACCCATGTACCAGTATTATTTTTTCTAATAAAACCACCAGTACCATCAATAATGGCGGTCATCTTAACTCCCTGACCATTTAATGAAGCAACTGTATTTTTAGCAGTCGTTGGGTTGTTATTATTTAAATTTGTATATGGTGCTTCTAAGTCATTGTAAATTCCAGAAGTATATTCTGTGCCAAGACCTGTGATAAGTACATCAGCAAAATACATGAACCCAGGTTCGGATCTACTGTGTGAGTTATCAGCAGATACTACAACTTTTTCATATTCTATAATTTGTAATGTAGCTGTCTGTCCACCACCACTGATAGTAACGGTGTTTCCAATAGTATATCCATAACCAGGATCTACAATAACCAAGTTATTAAAACCACCAGTAGTTACTTTAACTACCATACTGTTGCCAGATCCACCAACAACATTATAATTCTGACCAGGAACAAACCCACCAGTTGGTTGAGCTCCAGTCAACGCAAGTTTAGCACCATATGTAAAAATAGGAGCGGCATCTACTGGATCTGTATATCTATCTACTTCAGTCCACGATTGCCAATTGTCGGTAACTGTACCAAGAGTTTGAGTTACCTGATAAGTACCTGCTCCGTATGTACCAGCAGTAGTATTTTCATAATTCGTACCACTTCTGCTATAGGTATCACCACCAACAGCAAATACATTTAACGTACCTGTACGTTTCTGGGTATAATTAGGTCCATTAAGAATTCTTGTGTAGAGAGTGTCACCAAGGACAAGTTGATCACCAATAGATTGTGACCAATTAGAATTATCAGCAGAAATTTGTACATTACCAGTAGATGTTGCTCTAAGTACAACATCACCATCAAGACCAGTAATAGGAATGTTATATCCAAAGTAACTAGGACCACCATCAGCAGGAATTTTCTGATCTACTCTATCAGTAAAAGCATATTGATTAATGTTTTGATCTTGTGCTCTAGTAGTAATACCCCATTGTCTAGAGAATGATGTAGATGGTTGTCCAATACCAGTACCAAATGTCTCATCACCTACATTAAAAGTAACCAGAGTGCTGGTAACATACCAGTCTGGAACTGTTACTCTTAATTGAATTTTATCTCCAGGTTGGAGACCACCAGTACCATTAGAAATATTGGCAGTGATAGATGTTCTCCAAGAGTCAAAAGCACCACCTCTATAGATTCTAAACTGTGCTGTAGTATTGTTTGTATTACTATTCTTAGGACCGTTAGATATAGCAGAAATACTAGCAGGAATTGGAATCTCAATACTAGCAATATCAATTACTTGAGAATAATATGTAGTATTTCGTTGGAATACATTTACCCCACCACTACTGCTAGTACCATTAAAAGCACCAGTAAATCCAGATTGATTGGTAAAAGCAAATGATTGTGGTAGAGCATCAGGAATTTTCGTACCAAAGGTAACTCCATCTGGATCAGTTCCAGTACCAATCTTTACATTGACAGTAACACTGGTGTTCCAGGTTCCTGGCGTCGGATATCTTACTTGAACGTTATCCCCAGGATTTACTGTTACGGGACTACTACTGAATGGCATGGATTACTACTCTATCACGTGCTATTTCTATTTGTTATTTAGGTCAGATTGTCTAACGTCAATCCAAGGACCGTTATTAATTCTTACTTGTATCGGTTTGTCTGCTGTGATTTCTTGAGATTGATCACCGTCAACTTTAAAGATCTTTGACTTATAATGAGGATGACTTGGATTTAAATTATTTACTACAGGAAATTTTTTCATAATGTACTCCAATAATGATTAGAAATATTCTGAAATAAAGCATCTTCAGCAGAAATGTCGTCGTCTTGGGAAAAATAATGAGTATAAGAATTTACCGATACTGTTTCTCCATCTTCTTTTGTAGTCACAGTCTTTGTAACACCTACTTGCTTTAGCAAAGGTCTAACTTCAATAGCATCTACAACTTCGGTTCTTTCGACTGCCATTTTAAATTGCTCTTACATTTTGCCATGTTCCACTATTTATGCTGACCTGAGCATCAGGATTATCCAATTTAACTTCTTGAGCAATTTCAATATCATCAGCAGTAATATTAGCGGATGTAGTAAATTCGAGTGGGGTGTTAACTACAAGATCAATATCCTCATATGGAAATTTACCTACATTATCAGCGTAATTAAATGTCTCTTTTACTACAGGTGCTTTGGTAGTTATAGTAACATTAACCGATCCACCAGGATAACTAACAGTTACTGTCTTACTATTTGTATTTCCATATGTAGCATTAGAAGCTACGCCTGACATACTAGTATTAAATGGTAATGTAGTAGTTCTTAACTGAATTGCTTGGCCATTAGTAAAGTTTTTAGATCCAGCAAAAGATCCACCAGATCCAACAAAATTACCAGATGTTGTTGATATCGTGGTAGGCATATCAACACCAGAAAGAGTGCCAATATTGAGTGTATATAACGTACTAGGATTTAAATTAGTGAACGATGTAGTCCAACCATTTGATGGTGTATTATCATTTCTAACTGAAACACTAGTAGACGCAGATTTACTACTATTAGGATTAGATACTGATAAACTATAATTTCTAGTTCTTGGACTATTACTACCTGCTGTTGATTGTGGTAGATTAAAAATGCCTCTATTGCCAGATGTTCCTACTCCCCAAGATTCTCCAGCAGAACTAGTAATCGTCGCTGACGTACCATTAACAGAACTCCAATACAACGTAGTGGAATATTGAGGAGTGCCACCAGTACTATTTTGTGGATTTGGGCTAGCATAAAAATTATAAATTGTAACTGGATCGTAGTAAACATATAATTGACCTCCAGTAAAAATAGCATTACCTGAAGTAATTGTTGCCGTTAAGTCATTATAATCACTATCAAATTGAGGATTGCCATCCGAATCATATTGGCCTTGATTGTCATCTAACCCAACAGTATTTCCACTAAATCGTAAAGCTGTACCACCAGGTCCATTGCCATAACTAGAAATTCCATTATAACTTCCAGGACCGTAAAACCAGGAGACATTACCAGCGTTTGGTCCTACGGTGAAGGAACCTATTGATATAAAATTTTCATTATCGGCAGCTCTGCCCACGGAAAAAGTTACAGTTGGCATGTTAAATACTCCTTACATCTTGCCATGGACCACCATTGATACTTACTTCAGTATTTTCATCAGAAGATTTAACTTCAACAGGAATTTCAATATCATCAGTGCCAATCGGTGCTGATGTCAAATATTCTGTTGGCGAGTTAGTAATGCGATCAATGTCTTCATATGGGTATTTATTTGTGGTATTAGTGTAATCAAAAATTTCGGCAACTACAGGTGCTTTGGTTGTAAAAATAACATTAATCGATCCAGTAGGATAACTAACAGTTACTACCTTACTATTAGTGAGACCAAAAGTTCCTGATGCTGGTACTGTAGTATTAAATGGCATTGTAGTAGTTTTTAACTGCACTACATCTCCATTATTATAATTTATACTGCCAGTAAAAGCTCCATTCCTTCCCATAAAATTACCAGAACCTGATACGGATATCGTGGTGGGCATATCTACCCCATCAAGTATACCTAATGTAACTACCACCTGAGTACCAGGATCTAGATTAATAAATGATGATGTCCAATTATTAGACAGAGTATTATCATTTTGAGGAAAAATAGTAATATTAGAAATAGGAGAGCATCCACCCTCATTACATACTTGAAAACCAAATTCTGTAGAAATTGGATTACTACTACCTGCTATTGATTGTGGTAGGTCACTAATGACTAGAGTACCATTACCAGGAGATCCAACATTACTATTATACAAAACTCCATCTCGGAAAATTTTACCAGTTACAGTACCGTATCCAGTACTAGTAAAATATAGTGTAGTTTCAAATAATGGTGTTCCATCCAAACCAATTGGTGGATTTGGGAAAGCACTAAAAGTAGAAACTATTGGTGGTGGTGGTATAACATCTATGGTCACACATTCAGTATCACCAATTCCACCAAGTCCAGAAGGAAATGCACAATATGTTTCTGTAAGTGTAGTATATGGTAATGGTACAAGTGCTTGTGTTCCATTACCATTACTATTAACAATTGCTGGAGTACCAGAAGTCCAAGTTACAGTGCCACCATCTCCAGTTGTAGACCAAATTATGTCAACACTGTCAAACAAATCAATAGTTGATTCTCCATTAGAATCTTCCACATTAGTTGTTAACGCAAGAACTGGTTTGTAGTAAACAATAATAGTTATAGAATCAGTATCTGTCCCTGAAGCATTTGTTGCCGAATAAGTATAAGTTGTTTGTACAGTTGGAGAAAATGACGCCGTACCACTAAGTCCAGGAGATGAATAATTAGTTAGAGTAGTAGATGTAATATCAAAACCATCAGCATTCCATCGTAAAAATAAAGACTCTCCCTCGATAATAGTGTTATCAGTTATAACATTACCATTACTATCTACTATATCGAAAGTTACTACAGGAGGAGGGAGAATAACAGTGATTGGTCTATCAGCATTGGTTGTTCCAGAAGGATTTGTTGCTGAAAAAGTATATGTTGTATCGTAAGATGGACTTACTACAACAGTACCTGATGTACCTGGATTTGAAACAACAACGTTACCGTTATTATCTACAAGAGAAGTACTGGTGATATCATTACCAGTTGCAGATGCAGACCATGTTAGTGTAACTGATCCTGGTCTAGTAATAGTGTCACTAGAGGCATTTGACGTTAAAGATACTACTGGAGGTATGATTTGGACAGTAATTGTTTCTGTATCACTTCTAGTGCCAGCATAATTTGTTGCCGAATAAGTATATGCCGTTGTTACATTAGGAGTTACTAATGTAGATCCCGTAAATCCTGGGCTACTAACACCAGTCATACTAGTATTTGTAATATTATATCCAGAAGGGTTCGACGAAGTAGCAGACCACGTAAGAACTACAGATTGTCCTTTAATAATTGTATTATTAGAATCACTTGAAATGAGAGATACTACAGGAAACTGAATAACAGTAATTAATTCGGAATCAGTAGAAGTTCCATATGGATTTGTTGCTGAATAAGTATAAGTTCTTGTAGTTGAGGCAGCTGGAAAATATACACCACTACCTCCTATTGTACCAGGAATAGCAGGAGATGTAACCCCATCAACAGTTTGTGTAAAACTATATCCAGTTATACCAAAACCACTACCAGAATAAGTAAGAGTTAATGATTGACCGACAACGGGATAATTATCACTGGTAGTTAAGGATACTGTTGGTGGTACTGGAAGAATATATCCAGTCCAATCCATTGCTACACCATAAGGTCCACCAGTATTAACATGTTCAATCCGTATAGTATGTTCACCAGCACTAATAATATCTGCTGTAGTAAAATTAGTGTTGCTGTTATAAGTGTCAAGTGAAAATTGTAATACATTATCAATGTATACGTCAGCATCATCATCTACAGCTGTCTTGAATATTTGTCTCCCTGCATTGTTAATATTAATTTTCCATTCAATTGATCTAGTAACGGTAGTGCCTTCAGGTTCATAACCACCTACGTTAGTATTAGATAAAAAAGTAGTCCAGGCATTATTTGGATCAGATCCCTGAGCTCCTACAAAATTATCAAGTTGAGGAGATCTAGTGGTCCACGCGCTATCTGATGTAATAATTTGATACTCATAGGAAATTGTAATAAAAGCACTATCAGAACTAGAAGTTTCAAGAGTAGAAGTACTACGATGATACGAAGTGTTATAAAATCCAGCACCGCCAGCACCACCAAATCCACTACCATCATTACCAGCAGCCCAAGCATATCCAGCACCAATCATTTGAACAACACCACCAGGAAATCCCCCACCAGCGCCGCCACCGCCGCCATTCCATGCAGCGCCAGAATCAGTACCAGCAGCACCATTAGATCCGCCACTAGTGTTAATATCAGAAGATGTTAGTCCAGGAGCATCAGCATCACCACTATAACAAATACACGCTCCGCCGCCACCGCCGCCAGCACCAGCTAATACAGTATTACCAATACGAATAGCAGAAGCACCGCCACCGCCGCCACCTCCACCAGCATTCCATCCACTCTCACTATCGTAGGAACCATTATTACCACCACGTCCACCATTCCAATATCCACCACCACCATTAGCGCCAGAATCTCCAAAACATCTAGATCCATTGCCACCCATAGTTAATGTGAGTGTTGAACCAGCAACGCCAGTTAAAGTTCCAGATATTTTTTGTCCTCTAGCACCAGCAGCACCACTGCGATTTACACGAGTGCTAGCAGGACCGCCCTGGCCACCTTTACCACCATGAATAATATATGTAACATTAGCAGCATCCGAAGGGACAGCATATGAAGTGTTAGATGTAAATGTTTGAGATGGCATTATATACTCCTAGCGTTTTGCCAACCACCACCATTAATACTCACCTGAGCGCCTGGTTTGTCAACTTTTATTTCCATGGGAATCTCAATATCATCAGCATTAATCTGTGCTGATGCTAAATGTTGTGTTGGTGAATTAGTTATAAGATCAATATCTTCATATGGATATTTGTTAACATTATCAGCATAATCAAAGTCCTCACGAATCCTAGGAGCTGTTGTCGTTACAGTAATATCAACCGATCCACCAGGATAACTAACAGTTACTGTCTTAGAATTAGTTTTGCCATAGATACCTGTTTCACCACTGACATCTGTATTATATGGCAAGGTAGTAGTTCTTAACTGTATTGTTTGTCCATTAGTAAAGTTTTTTGATCCAGCAAAAGATCCACCAGATCCAACAAAATTACCAGCACCAGCAGCGTTTACTGTTGTTGACATATCAATACCAGCAGCTGTTCCTATTGTTAAGTCAACAACAGTAGAGGGTTGTAAATTAGAAAATGATGTTGTCCAACTATTTGATAACGTGTTATCATTACGAGCTTTTACTTTAACATTTTTATTTTTAGAACTAGTAGCATTACTAGCAGTTAAAGTATATGTTCTTTGAGAAGGACTACTAGTACCTGCCACCGATTGAGGTAAGTTAGTAATAACTCTAGAGTTTGTTCCATTACTATAAGACCAAGATTCTCCAGCATCACTTGTTAGAGTAACCCCATTAAAAGCATAGGTAGTTTGCCAATTTAATGTAGTTGAGTATTGAGGAAGACCTGCTGTACTATTTTGTGGATTAGGAGTGGCAGTGAAGGAATTGATTTGAACATTAGCATTCTGCCAAGAAACTGATACATAACCGTCTGATGATCCTTGTCCAGAACTGGAACTACCAGCATTCATGTAGTTAATATTATATCGAGAAGCACCAGCGCCACCGCCGCCACCACCTCGGTTGTTATCTCGTCCATCAATGCCGCCTCCGCCGCCGCTGGCACCGCCTCCGCCGCCGCCGCCTCCACCACCATCATTACCACCAGGGTCGCCGCCTTGTCCACCGTTACCAGATCCAACACTACCTGCTGAAGAAGCATTAGTAGATTGAGCGCCACCGCCGCCACCATTTTTATTATCGGAAGCACCACCGCCGCCACCAGATCCACCCATAACAATAACTAATGCTCCGCCATCATAAACAGCGGATCCTCCGCCGCCACCGCCACCGCCGCCAGAATAGGGAGGATCGCCAGCGTTACCTCCACGACCACCAGAACCAACACCACTACCACCGTTACCACCAGCAGCGTTTGGTTGATTATTTACACCATTACTACCATTATTACCAACAGTTATTGTAAAATTTCTACTGATAAAATTCCGATTAGGCTTAAATGTAAACGATTGTTGTGTAGTAGTGCCACCGTTGCCGCCGTTTGCTTCAGCATCGTCACCACCCCTACCACCACGAGCTCCACGAACTGTAGCAGTGATATTATAACCACTATTAGGAATATTAAATGACTGACTACCAGGTGACGATCTACTTACTGTTGGCATTTTAAATCTTGATAAGGTATTCTACTAAAATAAATGGAGGTGTTGCTTCATCTAGTTTTACAAGATCATTAGTAGTAAGAGTTACTTCTGACTTCAACCCAAAAGCATCAACATCAGTATTTACAAAAGAATATTTTAAATTGTTATTTAATGAAACAGTAGTAGATGACGGGAAATCAATTAGATGTCCATGAGATACAACAGCAGCTGCTCCAGTTGGAGATTGAATAGTAATTGCTTCATTAGAACCCTCATTCTGACCATCATTACCACCCTGTGAAGCACCAGTGGTTTCACCAGTAAAGATAGAATCTGCCCAATTTCCAAGATAGTTAAAGACTCCAACGTCAGCTTCATGACCATGGGATTGAAAGTTTTGTTCAGACAGAAATGCTTTTAGTGTTCTGTCATCTGTTGTAGTAGTACCAAAAGCAGGGTTGCCAATAAATTCATTATTACCAGGAGAAATAACTTCAAACTCCCCACTATATGTTAGTGTAGTGGTATCACCAATTAATGATACCACGCTAACTTCAGATCCAACTCTATATGGTTTAGTTGAATTCTCATTTGTTACTCGATCATTTAGATAAGTACCAGAAGCATTACCACCTTGAATATATTTGGATCCTATATCGGGTAATACGAGTTGATTATTAGTTAATTCTTGCTCAGGTCTTCTAAATTTTGAGTTTTGACCTGTTCCTAATATCTGTGCTAAAACTGGATATTCAACAGCAGCAAGAATTGAACCATCACACCTCAAAAAACCAGCAGGAAGTAAAGTCTTGAAGTTTCCTTGATCAGGAACATTAACATCCGACAATTTAACAGGAAAAGGTATGATAGTGCCTGTGACACCACCATATCTCGCTCTTTCGTTTGTGTAAAATACTGCCATTAGTATGCTCTAATTAAGTTAGTAATAGTAACAGAAGCCACTCTTGTGGTAAATGTAATCTGTAGTGCTCCATCAATAGAATTTGGAGTTACATTAGGTTGAGCCAGGACTTGTAGTTGTTCTACAACATCCATATTAGAACCATCATAAACAATATTAAATGATCCATCGTGATCGTGTGCTTCAATAACATCTTGAACCCCTCCCCCTGTCAAGGAATCATTCAAAAATGAGATACCAGCGTGATTGAACAGTGTTTTTGTAATTCCATGAGTATTATCTGATCCACTAGTACCAGAGTCAAAATTTGGAGATTTAATTGTTTGGGAGTTATCTGAAAATGGAACTCTATATCCAGGAGCAAATCTACCCGTGTTTTTCAAGGCAACCATGTTAGCATCAGATGAATCAGCTGATGAACCAGATGTGTGGCGTAAGTTCCAATGTGTACCAGCACCAGTAAACCAAGTTTTACCAAGACCATGACCTGTATTGCCAGTACCATATGGTACATGTTCAGCAACAGGCAGTGTGCCACCAACTGAAGCAATAGTATATCTACCAGCACCAGTAGTAAATGGAGAATTATTTAAAGATGTGACGTTATTTGTAGGAGAGTTGCCAATCCAAAATCCAGTTGCTAATCCACTAGTACAATCAAGGGAAGTTGGCAAGGGACAATAAGGTCCAAATGGAGCAAAGTATCCAGATGGACATGGATGAACTCTTTCGTAGAATTCAGTGAAGTTTACTTCGGGGGTGGCAAATACACAAGCACCCCTACCAGGTTGTTCTCCAGCATCGCCGCTGTTAGTTGATTTATATGTTCCTTCGTGAAAGTGCTGTGGAAAATGTTCTCTTCCTAGTTTTCTAGGAACAATAAAAACTTCTTTAATTGAGAATCCATCAATAATAGATTGTCCAGTGATAGTACCTTCAAAGTACGAGTTACCAACTTTAGTAACAGTAACAGCAATATCATTAGCAGTGGAGACGCCGCCGTCAGCAGCAAATGTAGTTCCAGGAACAGTTAATTGATCTCCAACTTCATATCCCTGTCCTTTGACTTTAGGAATGATATCATACGAATTATCGGTATTAATAACAACGGTAAATAAAGCACCAAAACCACTAACAGATGCTCCAGTATCAGCATTTGTTCCGTTAGTTGCCACTACATTCTTATACTGTTTTGTAGTTGCTACAGTTGGTCCTGTACCAGTAGTGACAATACTAACAATAGTTCCAGCTGGATCAGGTGTATATGTAAAGTTTAAATCTGTCTTGGCATTTGTAACATTAGGTGGACCAAGATCTCCAGGTTCAAATCCAGGTACAGAATCTCCAAGGAAATCTTCTATAATGTTTAAAGCATTTGGATTATCAATTTCTGAAGGAATCACCCCAGTAGTTGAATTATATACACCAAAATAAGCAGTAGAAATATCTGCCAGTGCTTTGTTATTTGTTTGTGGTAACCTAAATGTACCTGTATAATTAGGAAAATTACCGCCAAAAGCAGTACCACCGTATGTGTCACGTAAAATACGTGCTAACAATGGATAGTCTCCTGCCTCAATTTCGGCACCATTACATAACAACCACCCATTTGGAATCTCAGAAAGATTTCCTCCCCATGGTTGTAGTGAACCAATAGGGAGTCCTTTTTGTGTCTTAACTACGTTGTATCCTGCCATTAGATTTCTACCAACCACCAACCTTGTGTTGTTGATGGAGCACCAGTGGTGGTTCCATCAAAGTTTGTACTACCTAGGTATATCAGACCAAATCCAGCATGTGGGGTCTGAACGACAAGTTCACCACCGTCGTAGTCAATACTACTTAGGTCAGGAGTATTGCCATTTGTATTATCACCTTGGACAGCGATATTATCTTTAGCTCTTACTCGTAGTGAAACGTTGTAAGTTAGATTACCACCAACATCAACGATTCTGATACAGTCGCCCGTGACTGGGTTTCCTGGTAGTTTGAGAGTTGTATCAGAAGAAGGAGAAACAAAGTAGTTAACATTAGATACCAGATCAAATACCTCTTCTCCAGCACCAACAAACGCCCACTTTCTAGCACCAGTTGGTGTGAAGAATCCTTCCTGACCAGCGAAGTTCATAGAACCATCAACTTCAACCTCGAATAGTTCTTCGGGTTGCTTAGTTTTGAGGAAGGTAAGAGATACACCACCATTGACAAGAGTACCAGTTGAGTGTGTTGGTTGAGTGTTACCTAGGTTTCCGTTGCCAACTACAGTGTAAATGTTACCGCTGTAGTGAATCGTATCTCCATCTTCAACAGCACCACCATTAGTCCAATCAGGTGACTGATCAATCTTATTGAGTTGGAAGTTACCACCATCAATCTGTACAGGACCAGAGATTTTACTCTCGGTAGTTCCCTCAACAGTTATATGACCAGCAAGTGTAAGGTTACCAGTGTTATTCTGAAGGATAAGTTTTTGATCGGTAGGACTACCAATTAAGAAGTCGCCAATACTTATAGTAGTGAGACCAGTCTCGGCATCGACAGTCAACCTATCACAGTTAGGACCACTAGCACCAAAGTCACCCTTCAGGCATGTTTCTCCAGTAGCGGAATCAACACTGAATGTGGTTGTAGGATTAGAACCACCAGTGGTAATTTGAAGTGTCTGAGATCCAGCAACTGTAGATCCAGCAAGTGTAAAGTTAGCATTAATAGTTACATTACCTAAGATGCTAGTTTCACCATTTGTAGAATCAATGGAGAACTGTTCAACTGGGGCGTTATCAGAACCATCAGTAACAACAAATCTCTGTGGAGAAGTTGTATTGATGTCAGTGATAATTGCCAATTCACTGTCAGTGAAGCGTAGAATGTCGCCTTCTCCAACAGAACCAGAGAAGTCACCAGTGTTAACGTCTTGTAGTGTACCACCTGTAGTGCCACCAAGACCATTAACCTGATCAATAAAGCTAACATCTTCTGCTAGATCATATCGAATAAGTTCAGCATTATCTGGGTGATCCGTTCTTAGATATTTGAAACTAGAAGCTTCAGCAGAACCAGGAAGATCAGCAGGAGTTCCAGCAAGCATACTACCGTCAACGGTATTACGCTGGTTCATTGCTCTCTTAACTTTGACCTGAAGAGAATCGTTAGTGATGTTGTTCAGGTTAGTAAGTTCAAGAATCTGTACAAGTTCACTGTACTGTTCACCAACAGGAGCAGCACCTTGAGTAGAATCACCACCAGTAAACTTGACCTGTCCAGCAGTAACTGAAGAAGCGATAGACTTACTTAAAGTAAATGTAGTTCCAGTAATAGCAGTGATCTGAGCATACTTAGTACCATCACTAAAGGTAGCATCTTGATCTACATCAATTCTTACCCATGTGTTGAGAGTGTCGAAGCTAGTAGCGTTAGTTACACTAGTAATAGTAGCAGTATTAGGACCAACGTTAGCAGTAAATGCTGTTGGATCAAAGATTGCTAGTCTAGAACGGTCAATCAGTAAGAAAGCACCAACTTCAAAGATCGTAGTGTTGGATGGAGTAGAAAATGGTAGGTAATACTCATCGCTAGGAGCAGTTCCACCGACAGCATCAGCAACAGCACCAAAGAAACTGGAATCTTTGTCAATGAACTGTCCAATAACACTCTTACTAAAGAGGTCAATGTTAGCAAAGTCGCTATCACCTTGTGTATGTGCTACAGCATCAGTAGAGAACGAACCTCTACGTACTTCAAACTCACCAGAGTTAAGACCACCAGAGAGTGTTACATCACCCTCAAGAGTAGAAGCAGATTTAACAACCAGACTATTATTGATCTGGGTAAATCCACCCTGAGCGCCGATAAAGGTTCTGGAAGCAGCACTACCAATATACAACTTAGAAGTTGTAACCGTGAATAGATTAACTCGTTGAGCAGGCGAACTTAGAGTAGCAATACCAGTACCACCTACAAGTGCTGTACCAATGCTTAAATCACCATCAACCTGAGTAAATCTGGTCTGTAATTTAACAACCGAACCATCAGATAGAGAGTTAGATTGCTTGGCGTAAGCACCACCGATACGTACAACAGATACAGCATCAGTATCTGATAGATTAGAAGTACCGAGAGCCATAGAAGACTTCTTACCGCCACTATGAACCTTAAAGACTGAATCTTGACTAAATGTACCGATGTTAACTTCTTGATTAGCAGCGGTTGGCGAGATGTTAATGATCTGAGGTGAAGCTTCTGAAGTATCACTACCAGAAACAGAGTTGCCGATAAAGAGATTTCTTGCTTCAGAAGCAAAGTATACAGTAGTAGCACCACCATCAAGCAAACTGAACGATGGTGACAACGTAGATAGAGATCCACCATTGATCTGTAGATTCTCTTCAAACAGAGCATTCTCTGTTAGTCTCATGTCACCAACAACAGTTAGTGTATGATTTGTATCACCATCAGTGACGTTAATACCAACTCTACCACCAGCAACAGTTCTAGCAATTCCTGTTGACTGTCCAGAATGATCACCTTGTAGACCGTTGGTTGTGGCAACTCTAAATGTTGCTTCCAGATTAGGTTGTACTGAATCACCACCAACTAGTAGAGCATTGTTCTGCTCGGCAAACGATCTGTTAGCAAGTAGTGGGAAATTATCATAACCATTAGGAGCAAGAGTCTTACCACTAATGTATACTGTACCAACAACATCTAAGTTTGCTCTTGGATCAACAGCATCAGAACTATATCCCTTATCAAAGTCGCTATGAGCAGATCTTGCTAGAGTATTAATACCTAATTTGTAATCACCATTATTTGTGGTATCAGTTCTTAATGTCTCAGCACCAATTATAGAAGTCTCAGTCCATTTGCTTTGTGATACGGAAATAACAGCATCAACTGGTAACGTAGTAGGATCATCAACGGCACTCATGTCGATTACGACAGGAGCACTAACAACGAAAGAGTCTCCTAGTACAGACTCAACCGATCTAATACCGTTGACATTAATAAATCTACCATCCAAACCAGCAATCTTAACAATGCTACCAACTTCAATACCATTAGCAGCAGGAGATTCACCATTAGTCATGTTAAACCTGACTTTAGGTCCAGCAGCTGCTGGTAGACCACCATCACCAATAGCAGTGGTGGAGTCAATATTAGCTTCAAATGACTGGTAGAAGTTAGCGTAGATCCACCCAAGTGAACCAGTTCTACCAACTTCTTCACCCTTAAGTAGGATATCACCAGCAGTAGGACCTTCAGAAGTTGCTAAAGTGCCATACTTAACTTCAATTCCAAGGTTGGAATTAGTTTGATTAGGTGTTTTATTAGTTGGGGTGTTTCCACTTTGCTGATCAACATGAGTTCTGAAACTATAGTCTTGACCAGATAGTAGTGAACTACCACGTGGGTTAAGTCTGTAGATAGCAGAGAAGATCTGGTTCTGATGAATAACTACATTACCTTCAGAAGCAATTGTACTTCTGTTCCAGGAAGCAGAGTCTAGAGTTTGATCACCACCAGAGTTAGAATCAACGTTAGAGACAACAGTGAAAGCATTTGGTTCGTTGTCATCAACGTTAATTGTTACTGGGTTGTTGAATAAAGCATTACCGTCAACGGTAATTTCTTGCTCAAAAGCAACAGGAAGTTCAAACGTTGTGACCAAACCACCGATGTCACCACCATCATCATCAGATGATAGTAGTTCTGCTTTCTCAAGGAACGTCTCTTCGCCTGTGATAGCGTTGATCTTACGATTACCGATATAGAGGTCACCGTTAGAGTTTAGACCCGTGTAGAAGACAATACCGCCATTTTCACGTTTTGCCTGAGCGTAGAAATCTTGAATGTCTGATAGAACAACTTCCTGACGAAGTGGGAAACCAGTTGAGTAGTTACCAGGACCGAATCCAAGATACTCAAATGTGTGGTTACCAGATCTAGCAATAGATGGACGACGTAGTTCGACGTACAGTTTGTTCTCTGTTGGATATACAGAATCACCAGAGATAGGAATCAAACGATCTTCAGAACCCGAAGCAGCGTTACCACTTTGTGCTTCAACAGCATTAGTAGTATACTCGTATCTGTTTAGGGCAGGGTTCTCGATAAAGTCAAGAACAACTTCTTTAGTTTCACTGTTCTTGAAGTCGTTAGTAGTGACGAGACCATGAACAAAGTTATCAGCAGCACAAACCGTTGGGTCAGTATCAAGAATTGTTGTGTTTCTAGTGTCATCAGGACGGACTTGGAACCAAAGAGGATCATTCTTATAATCCAATGGGTATAGTTGACCGATAGGCTGTGAGAATTTAAATCCACGGAAGTTAGTACCAACTCCAGGACCAGTTGGGAATGGAGAGATGTTACCCTTAATACAAGTTAGGTAGTAGATACCTTCTTGCTGGTTAGGAATACGACGCTTGATCTCTTCAATGTCGAAGATGTAGAATGTATCTTCGATCTGACCAGCATCCACAACAGAAGCAATTTCGTAATCATTACCGTCATCATCAGTGATGATATCACCAGGAGTCATGGTAAGAACATTAGAGTTCTTATCGCTGTAAAGATAGTCTTTTCTATCAGACTTGCTTAGTGAGTCATCAGGTGAACCAACACTGTTTGGTTTTGCTTGTAGGGTAGCGTAGATCAGAACTTGATTACCGTTACCATCCAATACAGGATCGTTATCAGCATCTAGAACTGGTTGTGAGAATGTAGTAGCAGAGTTTTTATCGTATCTAACAACATCGCCATCTAGACCTTTAAGAACTAGGTAGTGATCGTTGGTGCCGTCTGGGTTAAAGTAACCTTGTACGAAAGCGAATCCTGAGGAGAAACCATTCCAGAGAATTTTATTGAGATTATTAGAAACAGAAGTGTTAATTCTGAAAGCACCACCACCACCTTGAGGAGCGTTGATCTTAACCGTTACAAACTGTTCGTTTCTTACAGCATCATCAGTGATACTAAGGTCAAATACAGTTAGTTCTAGATAGTTAGTTCCACTTACATCAACCTGACGAGCAGATTGGATGCTGAAAGAAGTTTTAGAAGCAACTCTATCGGAAGCAACTTTTTTAACTTGAGTGTTTAGATATGGATCGTAAGCAAAGTTAGGATCAAGTGAAGCAGCAGGAAGACCCAATTGTTGAGCAAGACTACCACCAGCAGTTAATTGAATCTGTGTTTCAAACAGAGCAACATCAGCAAGACCAGAAGCAGTAGGCTTCAGTAGAATTCTTTGTGGTAGAAGTTTTCTAGTTTCGTCAGTTCTTGCCTTGATAACAAATCCATTGAGAGGATCACGTACACCTTCAGCATACTTAGGAATGACATAACGTAAACGATAGATTCTATCCTGAGCAGTTCTCTCATCCTTAAGACGCTTGAATGAAGTGTTCTTAGAACGAGCATCCTTAAGATCTTGACCGATCTCATTCATTCTTGCTTGAATGTTTATAGCAGGATCATAATCATCGGTGGTATTGATGTACCACTGACCTGTAGTTGTTTCTTGCTGATCAGCAATTAGAGCAGAGTCATCTCTAGTTGGGTCAAACTTGACAGGAGAGACACGTTTGTTAGCAAAAGTATAGAAGTTAGCACCAAAGTTAGGAGCAAACGTAATTCTAGGTGAACCAGCAATTGCTTCTGCCTTAGTGTTGAAGACAGCAAATGTTTTTGGAGTAACGAATCTTACATAGTAATACTTGTTAATATCTACTTCAGAAGTAATACCACCAGTAGTGATTTGTGGTAGCGTTGAGTTAGAACCAAATGTTCTGAAGAATACTTCATGAACAACATCGATAGTTCCAGGAACATCGAAGATGTGAGGAACATCAGTTTGGATAAGATCAGTTAATCCAGTTGGGAAGTTACAGATGTACTGGTGAAGATTGTACGACTCGTCAAGTACAAACTGGTTAAGGGCAATCTCTACATCATAATCAACAGAGTCAGTCTCTGGTGAGTACATGTAAATGCCAGCAGCAGCGTTCTCTCTTGTCGTTGCCAACATCAACTTAGTTGTGTTAGTTCTTTCAAAAACGTTGGGATAAGTCACACCATCGGAGTAATCTTCTGGTTCTGTAGATCTACCAGGAGCAATTACATAGTAAATGGTGTTTGTATTAAATCCTTTAGGAAGTCTGATAACACGCTTATCAACAGTAGCAGGATCTACACCAGATCTTACCTTAGGAACCAATCTAATAGGAGTTCCAGTCTCAAATAGGTGAGGATCTGATGTTGAACCACCAGTGTTAATGGTGAATAGAGTAGCACGTGAAGCAAGGTTAGCAGTGTCTACAACTGGTTCAACTCTAGTAGCAACGTTGAAAGCAGGTTCAGTTCTGGTGATAGCTGTTAGGTTACCAGGAGCAGCATCTGATCCGATTGCTTGAGTAATTAGAGCACCAAAAACGGTGATGGAGCTAGCAATGTCAGCACAATCGTTAGCAAAGTCATAGACTCCTGCTTGACTAGAAAGATCACCCAAGACATTGTTGTCGATGAATTGAGTTAGACCGTGAGAACCTTGGATAGTAATCGGTTCATTTCTCATAGCAGAGATCGCTAGATCTCTCATCTCAAGGTAAACTTGTACGGACTCGTCTCTTTCTCCGTTAATTAGTCCAGGTTGTTGGATATAAAGTAGAGCACCATCATAAACTTTACTATTTCCGCCGTACTTGATGTTGTAAGCAATTGCTTCTAGGAACAACTCAACGTCATCAATACATTCTTGATTACCACCAGGAATTGTAAATCCAGAGTTAGCAGGATCAAGGAGCATTCTCTCAACTGCTTCAGTAGCAATTAGAGTCTTGTTACCAAGAATTAGATTATGAGCATCAACTTCAGTACCACCAAGAGGTGTCAAACCATTGTTGAGGATTAGGAAGAACTCACTGAAGTAACCTTCAATTAGCGAAAGAATATCATTACACTCAGGATAACCTTTATCAGCAGCATCCCAAACACTGGTATCTTGAAGTACCGTGCTATCTCTTACAGGATTGATGTCACTGTAACCACCAGTGAGAACATCATCACTATCTAATCCTGATGCTGTTTGTGGGAACTCGAAGTAAAGATAAGCACCACTAGTAGAACCAGGAGCGTTAGCAACAACAGCGTTACCAAAAGCAGCACTAAGATTTCCTTGAGCATCTGTAGTCAGAACAGGTTGAGAATTACCAATCTCAATTCTTTCCGAGTCAATAACACGTCTAATATAAGCGTTATTAGGAATCAGGACGTTCTGAGCAATAGCAGTGTCACGTAGTCTGCCATTAGTAAAGTTAGCAGTAGCAGCGTCATCACCATTAGCAGTATCAGTATAAGGATACTGATTTACAGTCATACCAACTAGTAGACCAGCGGTGCTACCGACATTAATAATAGGAGAACCAGCGGTGATCGTAGGATTCTTGATTAGATAATCAAAATTCCTCATCGTAGCAATAGTAAGATTCTTAACGTACTCGTATGCTTCGATTGATTCGTTAAACTCACCATCAATGTACGAAAGTGTACCACCAACGTAGTAACCTTCTGCTGCCTGAATTGTATTGATGTTGCCACCAATTCTCAAGTCTTGAATAACAGCATCAACAATATAACCGATGTCTCTTTCACACTTAGAAATAGTGATGTTATTATTCTGCTGTAGAGCAGGATAACGAGTGATGATGTAGTTGTATGCTTCTCTTTGAATGAACTCTTTGTTCGTTTCAATAAGGTTAGAAGCATCCTGAGCATTATTATTAATGTTGACACCATCTGGATTGAGTGTATCCAGAGAAGCAGTATACTGTCTAAAACCAGAAGGGCTAACAGTAGACTGGAAGATGGCATTACCACCTCCTAATTTTGGAAGTTTTAGGAATAACTTATCATTAGTTAGAGCACCGAGTCTGTAACCTTCAATAGAGGTGGCAGGTTTGATGAATGGGGAGTATACATCATCACCAGAGTAGTACAGTCTGGTCTGGTTACCATTGACTTTAGTTGCCTGATTAGATAGAGGATAATACTTTAGATCTTCTTCGTTAAAAGCACTAGTATCAACTTTCTTAACAGGAATAATATCAGTAACATATCCACCTTTATCCTGGTTGAAGGAGAATCCTTTGAAACCAATAGAGTGAAGTGATGTATTACCGAAGTTAGAGTTCGAGTTCGTGATGGACATATCGCCACCACTTTCCATTAGGAAGTGATCGAAGAAACCAACAGCGAAGACCGAGACACACTGAACGAAAGAGTCATCCGAAGCACGGATGTGGAAGTTTCTCCAGTCATCTTTCCAGTAAGCATCACCCTTGGTGTGATAA